AAGCTGCGAACATCTTGGCTTGCCTTGGTATATATACAGCGTAGAAAATAAAGAATGGCATAATTTTGAACCTAGTGAATATAAATCTGGACTTTTTGGTAGAACATGGATTTGGGGTAAATATGATTGTTGGAGTTTGATTACTGATTATTTTTTAGAAAAAAAACAAATAAATTTAAAATTTTGGAAAAGACCGAAAAATATGAAAACTTTTTGCAAAAATCCTTATTTTGAAGAAGTTTTAACTGGATCAGGCTTTATCGAGGTTTCAAAAGATAATATTAATGATGATGATGTTTTATTAATGAAAGGAGCAAATGAAAAATTAAATCATGTTGCTCTTTATATTGGCGATCAAACAATTTTGCATCACAATATTAGACAGTTAAGTTGTAGAGAATTATATGATTTAAAATATATAAAAGTAACAAAAAAGGTTTATAGATATGCAGCTTAAAAAAATACGAATTTATGGAAGATTAAGAAAATTTTTAGGACAACCATATTTTGAAGCGGCTGTTTCTAGCCCTGCCGAAGCTGTTCGTTTTTTATTGGCAAACTTTCCTGAAGTTGAAAGACATATGGCCGATCAATTTTACAAAATAAAGATGAATAATTTAGAAGTTGATCTTGATTTTATCGGCATGAAAGGACAGGGCGATATTCAAATAATTCCTTTAGCTTCTGGTTCTGGATTCCTTGCGCCAGTTATAGGAGGTGTTTTTAGTGCGGGGGCAGCGGTGGCAAGTGCAGCCGTAGGAGCCGCAACAGCTATCGGTGGCGCGGCAATAGCAGCGGCGGGAGCTATAAGTGCAATCCCTGTTGTTGGTTCTATTGCAACAGCTTTTGCAACTGATCTTGTTATTGGTGGTATTACTTCATTGATTGCGCCAACGCCTTCGGTTCCTACAGGAAATGTTTCTGATAGTTTTTCACAAAACGATCCTGAGGCCGCCGCATCGTTTGGATTTTCTGGAATTTCTAACGTTAGTGTTGCCGGCGTTGCAGTTCCTATTATTTATGGAGAAGTTTTTACAGGATCAGTTGTTATAAGTTCTGGAATTGATACTGTTCAAGTAGAAGGAGAAAATTAATGATATTTCCTATAGGACAATTCGCTAACGTTTTAGGTCTTATTAATGATCCAAATCTGCCTGAAGACGTTCTCGCGTCTAAACAGTTTCAAACACTTGTTGAACTTTTAGGAGAAGGAGAAATTGAAGGTTTTCCTTCTGCTACAGGTTCACAGGGTTCAGCAGAATATAACCAAAGTTCACTTAAAGACGTTTTTCTTAATGGAACTCAAGTTCTGCAACAATCAGCAGGCACTAGTCCAAGCGATACAGATTTTAATTTTAAAAATATTACTTTTGAACCTAGATTTGGAACTTCAGACCAAACAGCAATTCAAGGTATTTCTGAAATAGAAACAGAAAATGCTGTTGGTGTTGTAGTAACTCAAAGCACACCTGTT